GATGAACCCCCGTTACGCCACCGTCAACCCCGCAGCCAATGCTGGTTTGGTCGAGGGCTTGAAAGGTCTGTTCAACCCACAAGACACCATCAGCAAGCAGTTCAAGAACGGCATGATGGGCACTGGTGTTCTCGGTTATGACGAGATCAACATGTCTCAGTCTATCAAGCAGTTCACAACTGGCTCACGTGGTGCTACTGGCGCTACTTTGTCTGCTTCCGTGTCTGCCCAAGGCGCAACAACCATCGCTATCACCGGTGGCGGCAACGCTGCTACAGTGAAAGCTGGTGACGTGTTCACCGTGGCTGACTGCTACTCTGTTAACCCACAAACACGTGAGTCAACAGGTTCCTTGTTCCAGTTCGTCGCAGTTGCTGACGTGACTTTGGGTTCAAGCGGCGAAGGCAGCATCACTGTTGCTCCTATCTACACTGCTACAAATGCCTTGGCAACTGTGGACAGCTTCCCTGCCTCTGGCAAAGCTGTGGTGTTCGTTGGCGCGGCTTCTAGCCAGTACGCGCAGAACTTGGTTTACCACAAAGATGCGATCACATTTGCGACCGCTGACTTGTTGTTGCCACAAGGCGTTGACATGGCTGCTCGTGCAGTTCACAACGGTATCAGCTTGCGCGTTGTTCGTCAGTACGATATCAACAACGACCGTATGCCTTGCCGTATCGACGTGTTGTATGGCTACAGCGCAATCCGTCCACAAATGGCCGTCCGCATGTGGGGCTAATTGATTGGGGCTTCGGCCCCTTTCTTCGTAACATCTTTGAAAGGAACTTATCATGGCTTTACCTAATGGCGCAGGCGGTTACCAGTTCGGTGACGGCAACCTGAACGAAATCAACATGGTCACGCAAGTGGCCCCTACTGCTAAAGCAGCCGCAGCCACTTTGACCGCTGCTGAATTGGCTACCGGCATCATCACTTTCAACGGCACCGCTGGCGCTTTGACAGTACCCTTGGGTGCTGACTTGGACGCTGCGTTCCCTAGCATGAAAGTTGACAGCTGCTTTGACTTCTGCATCATCAACACAGACGCTGCTGACGCAGCTACTGTGACTGCTAACACTGGTTGCACCTTGGTTGGTGTGGCCGCTGTTGCTGCGGTGACATCATGCACATGGCGCGTCCGTAAAACGGCTGCCGCTACGTACGTGTTCTACCGTATTGCTGGCTAAAATTAAAAGGGGGCTAATCACCCCCTTTCTACTATGAACATCACACTCGTACACCCCATCCACGGCGCTAAAGTTGCAACTATGGAACTTGAGGTCGAACAAGATGAAAAAAATGGCTGGACGCGCTACAATCCAGACACGCCTGTTCAGGTGGCTCCCGTTGTGGAGACTAAGCGCCGCCGTAAACCGGCAGAGGAAGCAACCCAAGGAGTCTGAACATGTCGACGTATACCGCTGGCGATCAAATTAACCGCGCTTTGCGCCTGTTAGGTATATTGGCCGAGGGTGAAACGCCTTCCGCATCCATGTCGCAAGACGCCTTGATGGCGATGAATCAGATGATCGAGTCGTGGAACACAGAACGCCTGTCCACATTTGTCACGCAAGATCAAGTTTTTACATGGCCTTCCGGCGAGATTAGCCGCACGCTTGGCCCATCGGGCGAGTTTGTCGGTTTGCGCCCTGTCCTAGTAGACGACGCCACATACTTCAAAGCGCCCAACGGCGTGTCGTATGGCATTAAGATGATCAATCAGCAGCAGTACAACGGTATTGCTGTGAAGACCGTCACGTCCACGTACCCGCAAGTCTTGTGGGTCAACATGGGATACCCTGACGTTACCCTGACAATCTACCCACGTCCCACACAGGACTTGGAGTGGCACATCGTGTCGGTGCAAGAGCTGACCCAACCAGCGACGCTGTCGACTCAGTTGCACTTCCCACCTGGTTACCTGCGTGCCTTCACGTACAACTTGGCCATGGAATTCGCCCCCGAGTTTGGCGTTGAGCCAAGCCCACAAGTGCAGCGCATCGCCATGACTTCTAAGCGCGACTTGAAGCGCATCAACAACCCTGATGACGTGATGGCACTGCCTTACGCATTGGTGGCCAACCGCCAGCGCTTCAACATCTACGCCGGTAACTACTAATGAAGACGCCGATCCTTGGCTCCAGCTACGTTGCCCGCAGCGTCAATGCTGCGGACAATCGCATGGTCAATTTGTTCCCCGAGGTCATTCCCGAGGGTGGCAAGGAACCCGGCTTCTTAAACCGCGCCCCAGGTCTGCAACTTCAACAGACCGTGGGCACTGGCCCAATCAGGGCGTTGTGGGCGCACCAGACCAACGGCGCAGACTTCTATGTCGTCTCAGGCACCGAAGTCTACAAAATGACCAGCTTGACGGCCATTCCGGTCAAGTTGGGCGACATTGCTGACGGCGGCCCCGTGTCAATCGCTGACAACGGCACGCAACTGTTCTTCGCCTGCAACGGCCCAAGCTACATCTATAACGAGTCCACAAACGAGTTTAAACAGATCACAGACCCTGATTTCCCAGGCGCTGAAACCGTGGGCTACCTTGACGGTTATTTCGTCTTTAACGAGCCAAATAGCCAGCGTGTGTGGGTCACTCAACTGCTCGATGGCTCGTCTATTGATCCGCTTGACTTTGCAAGCGCCGAAGGCTCACCTGACGGTCTGGTGGCGGTCAACGTCGACCACCGCGAGGCGTGGCTGTTCGGTACTGACTCGGTTGAGGTCTGGTACGACGTGGGCGGCACAGACTTTCCCTTGCAACGCATCCAAGGCGCGTTCAACGAGATCGGCTGTGTGGCCGCGTTCTCTATTGCCAAATTAGACAACAGCCTGTTCTGGCTGGGCACTGACGCCCGTGGTCAAGGCATTGTCTACAAGGCCAACGGCTACACCGGTCAACGCGTTTCTACGCACGCCATCGAGTACGCCATCGCCCAGTACGGCAATATCTCTGACGCTCTGGCGTACACATACCAACAAGAAGGCCACGGCTTTTACGTCTTGACATTCCCAAGCGCCAACGCGACTTGGGTGTACGACGCCGCCACTCAGGCTTGGCATGAGCGTGCAGGTCTGGTCAACGGCCAGTTCACACGCCACCGTTCCAACTGCCAGTGCAACTTTGGCGGCAACACCATTGTTGGCGACTTTGAAAACGGTAACATCTACACACTCGACTTGGATGTCTACGCTGACAATGGCCAGCCGCAAAAGTGGCTGCGTTCATGGCGCGCCCTGCCGACTGGTCAAAACAACCTGAACCGTAGCGCCCACCACAGCTTGCAACTGGATGCCGAGACTGGCGTGGGCCTGAACGGCTTGACGACTGACGAGTATTTTTACTTGGTCACAGAAGCCGAGGATAACTTGATCACTGAAGACGGCGATCTACTGCTGTCTGGCATTACGCAAACACCAATCGCGCCGCCTCAAGCTATGCTGCGCTGGTCAGACGACGGTGGTCATACGTGGTCTAGCGAACATTGGACGTCCATGGGCCGTATTGGCGAGTATGGTCACCGTACAATCTGGCGCCGCCTCGGTATGACACTCAAGCTGCGCGACCGTGTGTATGAGGTGTCTGGCACTGACCCAGTCAAGCTGGCCATCGTAGGCGCAGAACTCCACGCAAGCCCAACAAATGCCTAGTAACGTCACCCAGATCCCAGCGCCTCGCGTGCCGTTCATGGACGAGCGTACGGGCACGATCTCGCGTGAGTGGTTTCGCTTTTTGAACAATTTGTACACCATTCTTGGCGGCGGCAACGGCATCATTGAGCCAGCCAACGGCGGCACGGGTACAGATGCTGTTCCTACTGACGGACAATTGTTAATTGGCAACGGTGTAGGGTATACCCTTAACACTTTGACCGAGGGCACGGGCATCGGCGTGGCCAACGGCGCGGGTTCTGTATCCATCAAGATCGACGACACTGGCGTGGTCGCTGGCTCATACGGTACTGCGGCCAGTGTGCCCAACTACTCAGTCAACGCGCAAGGTCAATTGACCAGTTCGACTGCGGTTGCGATTGCGATTGACGCAAATCAGATTACGACTGGTCAACTGCCAGTTGTTCATGGCGGTACAGGTGCATCAACTGCCTCTGGCGCACGCACCAATCTTGGCCTTGGCACGATGGCCACGCAGAACATCGGCGCAACAGGAACTTTCTTGTCTGGGGACACAATTCCCAAGACAATCACCGTGGTAAACGGTATCATTACGAGCATTGTTTAAGGAACGAAAATGGCCGTTAACATTTCCCTATTCGCAGGCGCAGGCGCACAGTTCTTCGACGACAACGGCGTGCCTTTGTCTGGCGGCCTGCTCTACACTTACGCAGCAGGCACAACATCCGCCGCCGCAACCTATACATCTTCTACCGGCCTGTCTGCCAATCCCAACCCTATCGTGTTGGACGCCGGTGGCCGCGTACCCAATGAAATCTGGCTGACCGCTACCACCACTTACAAGTTCGTCTTGCAAGATGCTGACGCGGTCTTGATCGGCACTTGGGACAATATCCCCGGCATCAGCAACGCCGACACCTTGGCATCCAACTTGGCCAACACGTCCAACATCGCTCTGGGCGATGCTTTGATTGGCTTCAAGCAAACTTATGCCTTGGGCATCATGCCTGGTGCGGTCGGTAAAACCTTGAACGACAAGTTGCAAGACTTGGTATCTGTCAAAGACTTTGGCGCTAAGGGTGACGGTACAACAGACGACACAGCCGCCATTCAAGCCGCTATCGACTTGGCGTGTCAATATGGCGGCAATGTCTACTTGCCAGCAGGCACTTACAAGATCTCCGCCGCATTGGTGTTCTCGATGAACAGCGGCACTACAGACCCTGTTAAGCGCCCATCCATGTCCGGCGACGGTATGGCCGCCACGACTATTTACCAAACGACCAATAACAACGGTATTGAGGTCATTGGTTACGATGCTAACCCAGCGGGTTACTGCCTATTCCAAGATTTCACGCTGTACGGCTACCAAAAGAACAAGCTGGGTTTTGCCCTCAAAGACATTGCGTTTGTCACCATCGACAATGTTTACTTGGCTGGCTGGTCAACTGGTTTGTATGGCGCAAACGTGCTGTCTTCCACGTTCAACGACTTGGTGATCCGCTTCAACGACGGTGGCTTCTACTTCGAACCCAACGCCGCATTTGGCTTCTATTCAGAACCCAACGCTATTGCTATGACCAACTGTACCGTTGGCAACAACGACTCGTACGGTGGTAAGGTTATTGGCGCGGGCACATTCAACTACATCGGTGGCTCAATTGAGGCCAACGGCGCAGGCACTGACTTGTCC